TATCAACTGCTGCACGAAGGCTCTTTACAAAATCTTCAAATATCTTTGATTCTCTTAAGTTAAAGTATGAGTCAACAACTTCAGCTCCACTAAATGCATCTTTTTCATTAGGATCGTTAGGATAGTTCTTGAACATAATCATATCGAATTTAGACAAATCAATATCATTAATTAAATCAATATATCTTGGAGCATCTGTTAATGGATCTCTAAATGTTCTACGAGTATTAAATAAAGCAAAAGGTGCTTTGGTTGTATCTTGCCATGGACCAACATATGTAATAAAGTTAGTTTTTCCAATATTTTCAGCTCCGTAAGCTTCAATTTTAACAAGATCAGATACCCAGTAACCAGTTATGTCTACTGGGAAAACATCCCAGCCTTCATATTCTTGAGGTGGAGCTGTAAAGTAATCCAAAGTTGTAAGTTCATCTGGAGATTCTGTGCTTGTATATGAACTAGAACCAAATGGTGTTCCAGTTTGTGCAGAAGATGTTGGCCAGAAGTAAAGCATTAATGCTCTTCCTCTATTTCCTGCAGCCTTTGATTCCTGACCAATTTCTACTGTTGCAGTAGCTGGTGCAGCTTGAATTGGCTCATACTTAATAGATGCTGTGTAATGCTCTATTATGTTTTCTGAATCAACAAAGAATGCTGCATCATATGACCAAGCAGATGTTTCAAAGTCTGATTGCCATCTTGGATTTGAATGGTTAGATCCAATAATGTATGGACGAATTCCAGCACCTTGAGCAAATCTGCTATCTCTAAAGAACTGAATATCTAACTCTCCATCAATCCAGAATTGAACACGACCATCAAATCCGTATTGAATAATAATGTGATGCCAGAATCCATCATCAATTCTCTTATTGCCATAAGCTGTAATAAATGAATATTTAGCAATACTTGTGTTATCTGGGTGAGCAAATATTCTAGCTTCACCAATTCCTTGTGTAGCACGAGTTGCATATAGCTTACCATCAACTAAACCAATAGAAGATGTTGCGCTTTGATATCCAAGAAAACTCTGCTGGAATCCTTGTGCCATAACTTGATCAGATTTTGTTGACTTAAATGTAAATTCAAGGCTGTACCCGTTGTTCGAAACAAAGTTATTTTCAGGAATTGAGAATTGTATGTTTCTAAATCTAACTGCTTTTCTTTCGTAATCATCAAATGTTCCAACCTCAAGAACTGGTGTTGGAGTAGCTGTTTGGAAGCTGTTTGATGCAGTTGCATATTGAGTGGCAGTATCTGTAATTCTTGGATCATCTTGAACAATACTGCGAGGCAAATTATTTATAATCTGATTTGTATTTGCTCCACCAAGACTTTGTGTGACATCATCAAATAACTTTAAGAATGCTGAAGCTGATGGTGTTCCAGTATCATTAGGAAGATTGCTAGTTCTAAATCTTTCACCATTCACAATAGAATGCTGTAGGAATAATTTCTGATACCAGATATCATCTGTAATTAGTTTGTAAGCAGGTGGGCTCACAAATATTGCTTGGACTGGAATTGATTGTGCAATAACCAAAGCACCAAGAGTAGATGATATTGCTGGTTCAACTATTTCTGCTGGGTTAGCAATAAATGGATTTGCATTCCAGAAACCTGGAATTAATACTCTTGGGTCTGCAAATAATGCAGATGCATCCATATGAAGGACTTGGTTATTTTCTCCAATATCCCAGCCTGGATTTTCTGTTTGAGCAGATGCTTCCATTGCATCTGTAGTAATATTTACATTATCTATAGCCTCAAAGTTAGGCTGTAGGAATAATCCATCTGCAAGCATTGGAGGTATAAATGGGAACACATTTGCCATATCTGCATCTGCAAGCATCGCTGGTTCTTCAATTGTTGGACCAAAGCCAGCTTCTACATCAACATCAATTATTTCAGCTGTTGCTGTCCAATCCATTTCCCAATCTACTGCCTGATAAATTTCAAGTGCTTCTTGAGCAGTAAATGCTGTATTGAATACAGCCATTTCATCAATAGTTAAGTTTCTTGTAGCTGATCCTGGTGCTTGTCCTGGTGGACCACCTACTGCTAATTGTCCAGCATCGCTAAATGTATGGGTGGCAGATGTATTAATTGCTGCTTGTACACCATCTACATAAAGTATTAAATCTGATCCATTTTTAACACCAACGAACATGTGATAAACATTGTCTGCATAATTTGTAGTTGATGTTGCATCTTCAGTTGTTGCACCGTTTGAAGATCTAAGACGCATTGTTCCATTTGCTTGTTGCTGCAAGAACATACCTGTTCCAGATCCGCCTTCGAATGCTGCAGTTCCAGCTATTGCATTAAGGCCAGCTGAACCAAACTTTGCATATACAACAAGGGTTTGTTTGTTATCTGTACTAAATGTTCCAGATGGAGCAGACCATGCTCCGTTAAATTGTGTGTCTCTATTTGAGAAGTTGTAAGACTTATAGATAGGGCTTGAAATATTCTGAGTAAAGTTAGTTCCCTGTTGAGTTAGGGTCAAAGAAACAGATCCAGTATTTACAGGAACTCCTGTTGCTTCATCCATCTTAAAGTAGAACTTAGGTGATTTATTTTCTACATAATTGTTAAATGAATCATTTCGTGAGAATTTAGCATCAGCCATCGCAGCTCCAGCTTGTACAGTTGGAGTTCCATATGAGTAGATATTAGCAATTTCAGTAGATGTGATATTAGATGATGTTCCAATGTAGAATTGTGAAATGTACATCTGCTCTGTAGGACCAGGGTTTCCGCCACCAAATTGGTTACGAATAAATCCTGACATTGATTGGTTAACAGTTACCGTACCTTGAGATACATTGTCTACCCACATTTGCATTGTAGTTCCAGATTTACGAACTGCTACATAGTGCCAATTGCCATCAGTATAATCTGCTGTAGTTTCAATTTCATGATCTGAATTATTTAGACGAGCATTAACAAGAAGATGTCCAGCATCTGTCCATTCTGTAAGTAAATATTCTGTAACATTTGAATTATGAGCAACAAAGATATTTGCAAATTCTGCAGTTGTTTTCTTAACCCAAAAGCCTAATGAAAAGTCATCATCTGTAAATTCTGTTGATGTGGCTGTTGTGCCAATTGTATAAACATAATCGCTGCCGCCATTTATTCTTAAAGCACCGCTTCCTTGAACTCCATCAGTAATACTATTTGTGGCTCCAGTAGAATAAATATATCCAGTTGATCCACCAGTTCCAAAGTTTGTAATGTTTCTTGGCTCATCGAATTTGTACCATTGTTCTAGAGTCAAGGTAGATAGGTAGCCATCTAAAAGGATGAAGTTGTCTCTTGTACTATTGTAATGGTCTCCAGATGCAGCAGATGCTGTTGCTGGTGTTTCAACAATTATTACTTCTGTTGATGTTGCTGGATCTACAGCAAGTGCTGATGCTGTTGATACGTCAGCTAAATTTAATGAGTTAAATGCAGCATCGTAGTTGTCATATACCTGTTGCGCTGTCAGAGTTTGTCCATATATTGCAACTTCATCAAGGAACATAAAGCCTTCTTCAAAAATACGTCTTGATCTTGTTGCAGTATCAAGATCAAAATCAGATGTAAATACTGGATTGGCTTGTGTTGCTACTTGAGTTCCATCAACATATAATACTAATTCTGATGGGCTGCATGTAAAAACAATATGATGCCATTGATTTGCTGCGTATTTGTTTGCAGTTCGAAGAGTATATCCAGGAGCTCCAGTTGTTCCGCCTCTAAAATTAACTGAATATGTTCCTGGAAATTGTAAACCTGATTGATCACTTGAATATCTTAAAGATACATAGTTTGTAGCAATTGATTTAGTAATAACAAAAAATGATGGATCATTTATACCAGAATTTGCATATTCTTTGTGCCACAATTCTATTGTAAAATATTTATCATTCATTACATTTGATAATGTACTAAAATTATAAGAGCCAGCACCTGGGAATTTAATTGATTTATCAACTACTCCAACTTCACCTTTTATATTACCAGTGCCACCAGTAAGAGTACATGTAGCTGAACCAGAGTTTGCTGGAATACCTGTAGTTTCATTAAATTTAAACCAAACCTTTGGTGCTAATGCTGCTACTTTCTCATAATATGTGGCCATAAAAATAGGCTGCTGGCGTTAAGCCGCAGCCCGTACTCCAATTCTGAATGATTCTGGGTTGATGGTTGAAATGCTGTGTCCGCCTATAGAAATGATTGGAGCAAAGGAGAGGTTGGAGACTACTGGAGTAAATATATCACCAGAAAGAGACTCTACAGTAGTTTGGACTACGACTAGACAAGCATTTGCTTTAAGTGCGCCAACCTCTACCTTTGCATCCATGCGTAATTACCTTACGCTACAGTGATTCGAACAATACCAGTCGAATCCCATGTGATTGTGAAGTTACCATTGGTTGAAGACTGGTCTGAACCAAAATCTACATATCCAATGAGAGCTGATGTGCTTGCTGTGCCTGTTGAATCATATACAACTGCATAGCGAGCTGTGATTGTTGATGAAGACCATGTAACATCTGCAGCATCAAGAACGATTACATTTGTACCTGAATCGTATGTTGCTGTCTTAGATGATAGTGTGATTCCACCCTGTGTGTAACCAGTACCTGTTACTTCATTTGCTGAAACATCGTTGAAGTAGTCATGTGTATCCTGGTTAGGTGTGTAGGCTGAAGTAAGTAGAGCAACCTTGATTGTGTCAGAGTCAAAATCTACTTCCTTGTTAAGAGCCTTAAGTAGGAAGTTACCGTATAGTTTAGAAGCCATTAGTTAGTTCCTCCTTATCCTGCGGCTGTTATCTCAACGACTGCGAATGCTTCGGCTGCAGCAACTGCAAAGCCTCTACGAACACGAGTCTTAAGAAGAACGCCGTCTTTAGAAAAGTCTGCATCACGAGATACAGCTGACTCAACTGTGCTACGAACACCATTGATCATCATGTTGCGGTTACCTACGATAAGTAGTGGGTTACCTGATGGAGTAGCTGTAGCAGCTGCTGATGTAGCAGCACCGTATGAGATTACTAGTGGGTATCCAAATAATGTACCTGGACGAGCTCCTAGTGGATCTGGAAGAACTAGGTTTCCACCTGCTGTTTCCATGTTACGGATGTGTGAAAGCATCTTTGGGTGTGCAATAAAGACTGTGTTTGCAGCATCAAAGTACTTG